AAGGTGTCCCATTCGATGAATTTGTTCGTAGATGGGTTCATAGTCGTAGCCTGCATCCATGATGTCATATCTCAGAAAAGGAAGAGATAGACGTTCAGAAATTCCCTTTAATAAAGGGATGGCCGCTTTTCCATCATTCAAATTTCCTGATGAAAAAAGAGATTGTAAAATGTATTGCGAAGTTGTTCCGACAGCTAAATGGGCTTTATATCCATACCAGAAGACATTTTTGCCTTCACTATTTTTCTTCACACCCCACTGCGGATCCTGTGGTATATGAGCGCGAAGTTCATCGAGAGACACATCCAGTTGCGCCTCAATTTTCTTTTCAAAAAGGGGAAGATTGGCTTCACGTTCGGCTTGTTCCATCAGCCATTGTTTACGCTCCGCCTTGGTCTTTCGACCACGCTTCTTTGGCTCGGCTTTTGGTTTTTCTTCCTTTGGTGGTGCTTGGTCACGCGCTTCAAAGTGAGTGGCATCAATGGCTACAGCTTCATCCGTAATAAACCCTTCGGAAATAGCCATATCTATCAGAGTTTCTTTAACTTCTTCAAGAACATTAGATTGGGCAAGTTTGGTGATTAGTCTTGAAAAAGAGGCCTCCGATGGAATACGATCTGAGACAAGAAATCCGCAATTCAGTTTAAAGATAAAGTCCTCATTTAATCTCCTAACCAAGTCTTTTATGGTGGGAATGCGTTCGATGATCCGAATAAAAATGGCGTTAATCATCGCCCCATAATTTAATTCGGTTGGAGCGCCTAGCCAAGATTTTTTACTGACTTTATAATGTATGGCATCGAGATCAATAGCGGATAAAATCGCATCATAACGATGGGTAGGTTCTAAATTAAATAAATCTTGTAGGTCAAACAGGCATCCTTGTCGTATAATAGACATAGGGAGTATCCTCCAATCTCTAAAGTTTTGTGACCTACTTAACTATTTCGAGATTTGGGGAGGTACTTCCTTTTTTATGCTCTGAAAACCTTGTCCCGTAAGGGTTTGGATTTATGAAATTCATTCAATTGACATATTTTTTAAGAGATTAAACTATAATAAATAATAGATAAGGGGGGTAAGAAATGAGTTTGCAGAACAAAGAACAGGCGATCGGATATTTGTTAAAATCATATATGGAGACGGAATTACCCGCATCAGAAATGAAAAAAGTTAATGCCATTGCGAATGATTTATTAGAAGCTGGTAAGACTTATGGAAATTATGAGGTACAACAACTTGTTTATGTTATAGGAGAACGGTTAAAATTTAATAAAGAATTAATAGAGGATTGGAATAGCGAAATTTATTACTCGTTTGATATGAAAACCGTAGAAGAAGCTGAAGAATATTATTATCATTTAAAAAAGGCCTTCTAAGGTCTTCTTTTTTCAAAAAAAATTTTTAAAACTTGTTGACAAGTCACCAGATTTAATTAAAAAGATGACAAGCAAACAAGGAAAAACATAAAATTGCCAACCTCCTACGGGGTATTAAAGGAGATCAGAATATGTGTTACGTTCTAAAAAATTTATATGATTTTATTTGTAGTGTCTTAATCATGAAGACTGAGGAACGAAAAGACATCGAAATAACAAAAGAACAATGGAAACAAATGGAATTATTCGGAAAAAAGTTGGAACAAGAGGGAGATATCATTTCCGAAGAAGAAATGGAATGGTTAACATATGAGGAATTAAAATACATCGAAAGTAATTACGATGGTTTTGCTAGCCGGACATTCGCTAAATACAACATAGGTCATAAAGATTTCGAAAAAGCCCTTGAGTTTATCACGACCGATTATGATCGGATATTAGATGAATTAAAAGCTGTGATTCGGGAAGATTTCGATATGACTAAGGGAAATAAAATTAGTGTTAAAGAATTAATCAATATAAATCCCAAGGAATTTTATCACATTGATTGGGAAGAAGGGGAAGAAGGTTATTACCAAGGGTTCGAAATTTTCGGAGATTACGAACAAATAGAAGCACTGTGGGAAAAATACCATTACTACTGTATTGGAAATGAAGTCCTCGAGGAAATTTTATCGAGAGGCCCGAAAGCATTCGAATTTATAGGGGAAGATGAGGAAGGCATTACATTCGAAAGCGATAACATAATTATTACATTCATTGTTAAAGAAGGGGAATTAACAGGGGTTTCGATTAATAGTGATTCGAACAGATTATACGATAACGAAGAAATATGCAAGAAGATTTGGAGGGAGTTTGCTTTAAGTAACCATGAATTGAGGGTGAAATATTTGGCTTCTATCGTGTAAGGGGGTGATACTGTATGGGAAAAAATTTTATCACAACAAAACCAGAAGACTCCACCCTCAAGCAAAGCTAGGGTGGAGATGAATGGCTTTTTTTGTTTTCGAATGCAAACGAATGTTCTATAATAGAAGTATCAATGCGGCGATTAACATAAAGAATGAAGCTCTCCGCTTAGTCAATAGAACCGTAGGGACCACGGGGATCGCCTACTAAATTAGGGTTCGTTGGAACCCTCTACGTAGGAATCTCCCACTTCAAATTTTCGTCAGAAAATGAAGTGGGGGTAGTTCAAATGAAATCTTTGTGGAACATGCAACCCAAATGTCATTCCCAATATCAGCGATAGTTATGGCAGTTCGAGAACTCTTCATCACGTGGAGGAAAAAACATGGAAAACGAAAGGAAAACCCCATTTAATCAAGAAGTACAAGACATAGTAAACCGATTGAAAAAAGAAAGGGAAAAGGAAATGAATAAGAGAATTAGGGAGATCGAAAAAAAATATGAATCGGAACCGGGAAAATAAACCGGTTCTTTTTTTGTTTATTTTGTTCGATATATCGAACACAAAATAAAAGTGGAAAAAAATTCAAAAAAAACTTGTTGACAAGTCACCAGATTCGTTTATAAAGGTGACAAGTAAGCAAGAAAAAAATTCGATATAAAAAACACAATAAATCCCATTGAATTAAGGAAAGTTGGGCGTAAAATGTACACACACTTTTTTCGAAATGGAGGTGTTAGAAATGAAAAACAATGGAAGAGAAAGAATTTCAATTCGGCTAACTGATGAAGAAAAGAAAGCTTTTAAAGCTTGGTGTTCCTATCACGGTACAACCATGCAAGATATTCTAGAAGATTTTATCAAAGCAATGTTGAGGGGGGATGAAAATGAAAAGCTTTAATGAACTCCTCAAAGACCATTATTTTAATATCGAGTTAATAACAAGCGGGGATTTGCCAAACGGCTCTCGTTATGAGGTTCGACGCGAAGAGAGTATTTATTCATGGGATGGGATTGATTTTGATTATGTCTTTTATGTTCTTGAAGGCGATCGGATTTTGCATCGGTCGCTTGAAAGATTCCCCAGAATGAGCGATGTCGAACACCATATTAATTTGTTCAAGGGATTATACAAAAGATAAGAAATGTAAAAAAACAAAAATATTTTTCAAAAAAAGGAGTGGGTTCGTATGGAAAGCTACATTCACAAAAACCGCAAGAAAGAGAAAAATTTTACCATTTTAGATAACAAACAAGTTCAACGGAGTGATTTATCTTTTAAAGCAACCGGACTTTATTGTTATCTTATGAGTTTACCAGATGATTGGAATATTTACATAAGTGATTTAAAAAACAGAAAAACGGATGGCAAAAGCTCCGTTAGTTCCGGTATCGAAGAATTAATCAAAAAAGGTTACATGTATAAATTTCGTTTGCGGGATGAAAATGGCCGTTTGAGAGGTTGGCGTTACGAGTTTTTCGAAGACCCAGAAGATAACCCAAACTTTCCTAAAAACGCTGAAACCCTTGATATTAAAGGTTTTTCACCGAAAACCGATTTTCCGACGTCGGTTTTTCCGATTTCGGAAAATCAGTCCTTACAAAATAAACAAAAAACAAATAAAACAAATAACAAAAATAATATAGCAAAACATGAATTGGAATTTTTAACGCCGCAAAGCGGCTGTAATATGGCTTCTGACGAAGCCATGGCGGCTTACGCCGCAAAGGGTAAAACAGAAATTCTCATTGGAGATGAGAAAATAAGTTTTAAAGACATATTTGAATCTTTACAGCCTTGTTTAAAGGATATGAAGGCTACAGAGAAGCGCTTAATTCTAAAACTACTTTTCGAGCAAGCGCGTAGCGCTTGTGAGAGCCATATTAAGGGTCTTTTAAATAATCCAAACATGTTAATTTACAAAGAACCTTTAACTCTAGAAAGTCCAGTGCTATTGATTTTATATCAATCTCTAAAATGTAAAGAAAAAGAAAAAGCTGTTCTACCGAACAGCCCAAGTTACAAGCGTAAATCGCTTGTGAAGGTAATCCTGTGGTTTATTAAAGAATACCACAAAATACCAGACAGTCAAGAAATTTTAATTTTACATGAAATTTTAACGGATAAAACGATTACCCCTAAGATTATATGTGACGCATTTAAAAACACAAATTTGGGCCAATCTCGTGCGAATTTCAAACATGATTTATTGATTTCCATCAAAGAAATAAAACAAATTAATATTCAAACCTATGGGAGAAAGCAATTAAGCGAAAGAAATACACAAAAAAGAAGCCAAACCATTCTTTCTGATTTTAGTGAAGATGAATTGTTATATAAACAACTTTTAGAGAAAAAGAAAGGGTGATGTGACATGAAATGTATGTTTAATATTTGTGACGGTTCAGGGTTAATTATCAATAAAGATGGCGATCGGTTTTGCAAATGCTTTCGTTATCAAATTGCTAAGCGGGAATTCAAAAATACTGGTGCTTCCGAAAGTTATTTAAAATTCGGGTTTGAATTAAAGGATGCTGACCTGATTAGCAAGCGGACTAATTCAATAGTCTCCATGAAGGAAACGATTAAACAGTTAAGAAACCCTATCTTATTGTTTGAAGCAATCAACAATAACCTAAGAATCCTGATAGCCGGAAAAAACGGCCGCGGCAAAACGCAAATGGCCGTCTCGATGATGTTGGAGGCCCTAAAACGGGGCTGCAAAGGCGCGTTTATCGACATGAGGACATTTGATAATATCAAATTTCAAGATAAACAAAAACAGGACCTCATGGAGTTAGTAAAAAATAAACAAGTCCTCATTTTAGACGATCTAGGGGTTGAAAGAAAGGCAGTCGACGAATTTCAAGTATATAAAAATAATCTCCTCGATGGTTTGGTCAGGTGTCATCGCGGGCTAATTATCATCACGACCAACCTTTCAAAAAACGAACTAGAAATGCTTTATAAAAACGACCCGCAATTGCACAGCGCTTTGTTTACAAAGTCATGGGTGTCTTACTCTCTAATGGGGGAAGACCGCCGCCAGGAGACCCCAGAAATAGTCAACTGTTTTCTATAATAAATGGGAGGGATTCAAATGAACCAAAAGGAAGATATTCAAAGAGACATTGCTCTTTTTCTAGAAGGTTTAACCCAAGATTTTGAAAAGGGTTTTAAAATGTTAGAAAACTCTAATTATCCATTAACAGTGGACCAAATTGAAGATGAGTTTTACAAAAAAGTGTTTGAAATTAGCCGAAAATATTACAAACAAGGACACCATTATTTAACGGAAGAAATGTTAAGGGATGAGTGGATCGAGGAAGACGATATTTTGGCTTTTAAAGCTTTCTCATGTCCGGAACACCTTGAAAATATGAGAATTTATTTTAAACGAATCGAGTCATTCAATTACAAACAAACATTTATAAATGTCATGAAAGAATTAGATAAATCTTATAAAGAAATCGTTAAAGATAATTCGTTCGATAAAATCAAAACATTCCATGAAAAACAAATGGAATTATTCAATAAAATGAAAAGTCCTACGACGTTTAATAAATCAACAACCCTTCTTGAAATACATAAGGAACTTTATGAAAACTACGAAACAAATGAGGCCATAGGGGCCCTTGGGACCGGTTTGGAGGAATTGGATGACCTTATAGGAGGGGGCTTCGAACGTTCCGGAGTCAACGTTATTGCAGGCCCCCCGGGAAGTGGCAAAACCACATTGGCTTTACAAATTATTATTAATAACGTCTTAAAAGGGAAAAAGGTTTTGTTTATATCTTCTGAAATGACAAAACTCCAGGTACACAATAAAATCCTGTCTGCCCTGTCAGCTCTTCCGTACAGTCATTGGAGGAAACAAAATAGCGAAAACGAAATAGAACATGCCAAAAAAGCCGAAGAGGCCAGGCGAATTCTAAAAGAAATGTTCGATAATGATAAATTGATTCTGGAATTTGAAGGATACGATAAAAAAGGACTACTATCCCGTCTTCGCAAGGCTTACGAAATTGAAAAAGTTGATTTAGTCATTATTGATTTTCTTCAAAGAATGAAAATTTCACGAAAAAATAATGATTATTCTGGAATTGAAGAAATGGTTGCGGAATCTACGGACTACATAAAAAATACGAATATGGCTTTGGTTTGGCTATCCCAATTAACCAAAGATGGCCCCGTAAAAAATAAGGCGAGCTTCGCGAAAAACTCGGAAATTCGTTTTGCTCCCCGCTTAAATCAAGACGCATACGTTGATTTAAGAATTTGGAGAGATGAAACGGATGATAATGATTATAATCCCGAAGTTCACATTTATATAAAGAAAACCCGATTTGGAACAGGGTTGGATCGGACGTTAGATTTCTCTTTCGATGGTTCAAGGTGCCATATTGGAATGTTTAAAATAAGCGAGAAAATTGACGAAATGAGAAAACGCCTGAAAGAAGAAGAAAAATACATGTCTGAAACCGAAAAATATTTAAAATATGGGGAAGATGACGGCTGGGTAAGTGTTATGGAAGAATTTTTCGGGGACGACAAGGATTTTGAAGAAAATCAAGTAATTTAATAGTACACCTCCATTTCAATACAGAACAAATGTTTGTATAATTTTAATGTGACCCTCCCATTTTTTACAAACAAGGAAGAGGACCCATTCCCTTTCTTGTTTGTTCCTCTTTTTTAACAGAAAGTCAGGTGAACAAAATGAAACCCCTCATATTACCCCTTTTAATGTATAAGGAGTCTGGTTCCATTCGTAAAGGAACCAAAAAGAAATCTTTTGTTATCCCCTCTTGGAATCACCTATATACGATTGTGAATAACCGCCCCATATTAGACAAATGGGCTTTATTGCACAAAAGGAAAATTATCAACATCGCAAAAGAATGGAAAGAAGAAACCGGCTGGAAAAAAACGATAGACCAAAAAGTCATTATTAAAACAAAAGTCTTTTGGCCAACAGCGCGTAAATCAGATCCACATAATATCGATAAATTAATTTTAGATGCTTTGGAAGAAGCGGAACTTTATGATAATGATTGCAATGTACTCCTACAATATCAAGATTTCGACCTTGATTTAGAGTACCCCCGAATCGAACTCATCCTCATTCCTGGTCCCCCATTTGACAGAAAAAAACGAAAAAGGGAATTACAAAAAAAGAATAAAAAGAATACATAGAACAAAAAGAAAGAGTGATGGCGTGAAGATTCTACAAGCTTTTCTCGTTTTTATCATTTCCCTTATTGTGTTTTTTAGTCTGTCCCTATTAATCAATTTTATTCCGTCTTTAATTATCTATTGGATTCTCGTATTATTTGGGATTTCTGTTCCATTTTATAAGGTTTATTGGTTAACCCTCTTATTTTTGTTACTTATTCGGATGATAACCGGAGGGAAGTAAAAATGGAAGACGACTATATTTATAGATTATTATCGGATATTCAATCCTTTCTAACCGATCACCCTTATTCAGAAATCCACATTACCAACCACGATGGAAAATTACAAGTTGAATTCACAAAGAAATCCCAATACAAACCAGATAATAAATAACAACAGGAGGAATTTAATGTATTCGGAGGAGCAACTAAATCTTGCCCGCGTGGCTGCTTTCATTGACGGAGAAGGCTGTATAAGACTCTCCAAACGGACTTATATTTCCAAAAGCGGGGAAAAACACGAATATTTTTACCCAAATCTTACAATCGGGATGAAATCAAAACGAACAATTGAAACCATTTACCGCCTTATAGGAGAAATTGGGGAGGTTTATGAACATAAAGGGGTTCACATTTGGAATGTACATAATGAAGATGTAGAAAAAGTGCTGAAGGCTGTTTACCCATTTCTCATCACCAAAAAAGAACAAGCCAAAACCATTCTCGAATACTTTAAAGAAAATGCGAACCACGAAGCTTTATATTGGAAATCGCGCTTTGAAAAGGCGATAAGTTATAAATGATAACCTTAGCTGAATAATGGTTAAAATAAAAAAAGGGAAACATGCCTTCAACAAAAAAAATAAAATTTGTTAGTCTAATAAAATACTTATTTCTTTTTCGGTAAGGGAATCAAATCGATTTTTGTCGAACCTTTCTAACCATTCGTAATACCTTCTCCCCGCATCACGTATGAAAATGTTATTTTCTTTGAGCCATGCAAAATACTCTACTAAATTAGTAAATTTTGGATTAGGGTCCCGATATTCGGGATAATTTCTCCAATAGTGTTCAAATGTTTCTTCCCCTAAAACCGAAAACGGCCCACAACCATTTTTTAGAAAATTGATGTCATTGGTAGGATAGCTACCTATGTTCTCTGTATTTCCACTTCCCTTACTTTCCCCAGCAATTAAATATTTTTCTTGAATGAAGAATTCTACATTCTCAAAAGGCGATTTAACCTCGTCCACTTTATCTACATCAACGATTTGTCCTTCAATTCCATCCATGGTTCGGTCATACAAGAATCCAAAGATATAATGTTTTTGGTATGTATCATAATTAAAAACAATATTTTTAGTGTTATTTCTTAAATATGAAGCATACGAACCTAGGGTAAAAACAAAATTTCTAACTTCGCCAGATCGGTACCCTTTAAATATTGATGTTGAATTGTAATATTGACGATATGTGGATTTAATATCAACGGCAATTCGAAATGAACCGTCTTCATTTTGGATAGTAAAATCTGGATATGAATTTTGTTTTTCTGGGATGACAACTGTAAGCCCGTGTTCCTCAGCCACCTCCGTAATAATTGGTGCTGCAACTAATTCAAAAATACGTCCAAGAATTTTTGAATCACTACCCAGGCTGTACACCTTTCTATTGGTGTCAATTAACCCTTTAACTTCCCAATTTACATTTAGTTCGTGAATTTTCTTTTGACATTCTTGGATAAAATCGAATGACATAATAATCCCCTTTTACCCTTTTTTTACTACATTATATCATTTGAATATTCATAGTGCAGTCGTTATTAGTCGAAGTGCAGTCGTTATTAGTCGAATGTTAGTCGAAGAAGGGGAACTTCTGTTATAATTTAAATAAAGAAGTTAAAGGAGATTGTTTAATGACCTTTCCAAAAGTTGTAGAACACGTAAAAGTTCCCCCTATAAAATGTCAGGGAATAAAAACAAAATTAGTTAACTTTATCTTTCAAAATATAAAATGGGATGAACAAGGAAAATGGATAGAACCATTCTTAGGTTCCGGAGTTGTGTTATTTAATGCCAATCCCCAAAGGGCTTTAGTTTCAGATACAAATAAACATATTATTAAGATGTATCAAGATATTCAAAGTGGAGTCCTCACACCTCAGAGCGTTCGGGACTTCTTGGAGGTTGAAGGAAAGAAACTTGAGGAATCTAACGGTGAATATTATTACGAGGTAAGAGATAGATTTAATGAAAATGGTTCAAGTTTTGATTTCATCTTTCTTAATCGTTCGTGTTTTAATGGGATGATGAGATTTAATAAAACAGGTGGATTTAATGTTCCATTTTGTAGAAAACCAGAACGTTTCCGTACGGCTCTAATAACTAAAATTGTTAACCAAATCATTTGGGTTTCAAAAGTGATGAAGGGAAAAGATTGGACATTTGTTTGTCAAGATTGGAGAGAAACATTAAAAGAAGCAAACGAGATTGATTTTGTTTACATGGATCCTCCTTACATTGGGCGACACACCAATTATTATAATCAATGGGATGAAAAAGAAGCTAAAGACTTAGCGGAAGCAGCAGGACAATTACCTTGTGGATACGCACTCTCCATGTGGTATGAGAATCAGTATCGTAAAAATGACCATTTAGATGTGTGGAATGGGGTTATTCGGACAACAAGCCATTTTTACCATGTTGGTGCAAGTGAGAGGAATCGTAACGCTATGGAAGAAGCCCTTATAATTAAAGAGGGGTATGAATCAGACGTTTTACCTCAAGTATCAGAACAATTACAACTTATTTAAGAAATCCGACTGGAAAACCAGAGGATAAACCAGTTAAAAAGGTTTATCCTCTTTTTATATTGCTATAAGACGAACATACGTTCCGAAAAGGAGGGTTAAAATGTTCTACTCGAAAAAATCGATTTACTTAATTATCGAGAATAGATTGTTATTCGAACATACCTATAAAAGTCCGGATTCTTATTCATTTATTGCCTACCTCGATGTATTCCATACCGCTTATCAAAGACTCCATCCAACAGAACAAAAATTTCTAAATGATTGGAGCCAAGGGCTTTCCGTCTCCGATCTCTCCAAAAAATATAATCTTCGAACAGAAAGTATCAAAAAACGAAAAACGCGTTTGGTTAAAAAAATATATAACTTATTGAATGGTGTTGAATCAGACTAATGCAACAAAATCATTTTTTGACGTTATCTTTCACGAAACGTGCAACAATGCAACAAAAATGACGTTATTCATTCACAAAACATTTCTCCGGGTAAGAAAACTTCCTGACAAAAAACAAAAACCCCCCATTTCGGAAGGTTTTTGTTTTGTAAAGAAACATATAAGAAATTATTAAAATATCATGGTTCCATCATATCCAAAACATGGTTATATTGTCAATAGTTAAGTCCATATTTTTATTAATTTTTGTCCGAATGGAGGTAGGACATGGATTCAGAAGTAAGAAAAATTTATCAAAACTTAAAACACAAACATTACAGAGATAAAGAAGCTTGGGAAAAATTCATCGATAACGAATCTCGGCAGACCCGCCGTCGATTAAAAAAACAACGCGAACACGAAACATTAACAGACCCGTCAAGTTTTGAATTTAAAGCCTATTAAGTAATTGGAATTTTTACTCATTCACTTTTTCATATAAAATTTTGTGAAATTCACTCCAGTTTTCGATGTATACCGTCTTCCTATGTTCAATACCACTTAAAAACGCGTGTTTAATTTGAAGATCAAGAAATTTATAGGTTGCTTCATCTTTTAAAAACCACGCGGTAAAAAATAAATAGTCATAATAAGTGATAATGAATGCTTTTTCTGGGTCTTTTTCCATGTGTACTATTTTGAATTTGTTCAGGTCGATAGTTATCGACACCGTGTTTTCTTTTTCCATATTATTCTCCTTTTTTTAGTGTTAACATTTACAATCTAACAAAATCCACACATTTTGTCCATATTTCCCATAATTTTTTTTAATAGTGATTGAGAGTTAAACTAGTTCAATTTTAAGAAGTCAATCAACTCTATATAATTTTTTCATAACTGTTATGAACTATTATTGATAGTTATTGAGAATTTAAAGAAAGGGGGACTTAAATGCCAAAAACAAAAGAGAAAATGACGGAAAAACAAAAACGGTTTTGTGATTACTATATCCAAAATCCGAATGCCACCTGGGCGGCTAAAATGGCTGGATACTCTCCAAAAACTGCATACAAGATAGGAATTGAAAATTTATCAAAACCAGTAATTAAGGAATATATAGCAAAACGCAATAAACAATTGGAATCCGAACGCATTGCCGATATCGAAGAAGTGAGGGAATTTTGGAGTAAGGTTTTAAGGGATGAAGGATTAGAAATGAAGGACAGAATAAAGGTTTCGGAATTAATCGCAAAATCCCACGGAGCATTCTTGGAAAAAGTTGATGTAAATGCAAATGTCGAAACAGAAATAAATGTTCGTTTGGTAGATGATGAATAATTGAATATTAACATTTCCAAAAAGGTTTTTGCTCCGGTTTATTTAAAGCACCACGCTCTTGAAAATACTGACCGTTATTTAATTCTTTATGGCGGGGCGGGGTCAGGTAAATCTGTTTTTGCATCCCAAAAAATCCTTTTTCGTCTTCTCAAAGAGAAAAATCAAAGGTTTTTGGTCGTGCGAAAAGTCGCTGCAACCCTGAAAAATTCCGTTTACGAATTATTAAAAGATACTATTTCAAGATGGGGACTATATCCATATTTCACGGTTACTAAATCGCCTCTTGAAATCACATGCAACCTTAACGGAAATAAAATATTATTTGTCGGAATCGACGATCCAGAAAAACTAAAATCCATTGCTGGGATTACTTCCATATGGGTCGAAGAAGCAACAGAGTTAACTCAGGAAGATTTTCAACAACTCGACCTACGTTTAAGGGGAAAAACCAAAACTTATAAACAAATCATCATCACATTTAACCCGATATCCGAACACCACTGGTTAAAGAAATATTTCTTCGATAACACCCCAGAACATACCACAATTATTAAAACCACCTATCTTGATAATCCCTTTTTAGATGATTCCTATAAAAGAACACTTGAAAATTTAAAAAACAAAGATGAAAACTACTATCGAATATATGCCTTAGGGGAATTTGGCCAATTAGGAAAAATGGTTTATCCAAATTACTCCATTAAAGATTTTGATATATCCCTACTTGATAATTTTTATTATGGAAATGATTTCGGTTTTAACGACCCGATGGCCTGGATAGAAGTGGCGTACGACAAAAAGGCTGAAACCATTTATGTTTGTCGGGAATTTAAAAAGAGTGGCTTGACCACTAGTGATTTAGCTCAAGAATTAAAAAAGCGAATGAGTCTTAGAGATATTCTTATTTGTGATTCTGCGGAGCCAGACCGCATTGAAGAATTAAGGCGGGCTGGATTTAAAAATGCACGACCAACGAAAAAAGGAAGGAATTCAATTAATTTTGGAATTGATTGGATTAAATCTCGAAAACTTATTATCCATCCATCTTGTGTGGAGTTTATTAAGGAGATCCAAACCTATCAATACATGAAAGACAATAAAACAAACGAATATTTGGACAAGCCCGTAGATGCAAATAACCATTTACTCGATGCTTTACGATATGCCTTAAATATGGAAATGAATAAAAACCATAGAAGGATAGGTTTAAGTAAGCATGCCTTCGGTTTGTAAAATTTTCAATAACAATTATTAACCATTATTAAAAGTTATTGAAAATCAGAAAGGGGGACAATATGGAAGGTTTAAGCGATAAAAGTCTGCTTGACTTCATTAATGATTTAATTAACAGTAATGCTTCAAAAATTAACGAACAAAATAAATATATGACCTATTATTTAGGGGAAAATGATGTCGATAAAAAAACCGACGACCTTAATAAACCTAATAATATTTTGAAATTCAATTTTGCAGAGTTGGTTATTGAAACCAACCATAGCTATTTATTTTCAAATCCAATCAGTTACGATTCAAAAGACAATCCGGCTGCCAAAAAATTTATTGATTATTTACGGGTTATTAACCACGATAACGACGAAGAATTCCATACCGCATCGATCGGAAAATCAGCGGCTATTCGTGGGGAAGCTGTGGAAATTGTTAATATTGACCCACAAGGAAATATTCAATTAATCGAAACCCCATCGACAGAATGGGTGTTTTTTAATTTTAACAATAAAGAGTATGCCTTGCGTCATTATGAAGTTGAACGGTGGGTACCTCAAGGGAACAGTTATGAAAAAAAAGATATCACTAAAGTTGAAATTTATTCTGATACACAAATCGAACGATATGAGATTATTGAAGACAATCTATATATCGAACAAGGATACCCCAAACCCCATTATTTTGAACAAATCCCTGTTGTGGTATACGAAAATAAATCCACTAATGAAATTGGTGGACAATCAGATATTAAAAACATTGTTAACCTCATCGACGGCTACAACAAAGCCATGTCGGCGATTGCGGATACGATAGAATACAACAGCGACCCTTATTTGGTTTTAATCAACCTCGGATTAACAGCTGGATTATCAGAAGAAGAAGCAAGAGAAGAAGTCGACCGAATGCGAAAAGCTCGCCTTTTGGAATTTACAAGCGATAGCCAAACACAAGCCGACGCCAAATTCCTGCAGTGGGATAATAACATTGAAGCCTACGAATTATTCTTAAATCGTCTGGTTCGAAAAATCTTTATTCTTTCGTTTACTCCTGACCTTTTCACCAAAGAAGGCCAAATCACGGCTGATTCTGGGATAGCCCTCCAAATTAAACATTCCGGAACCGATATTAAATCAAATGCCAAAATAAAAGCTTTCGTGAAGGGCTTAAGGAAACGCTTAAAACTGATTGCGATTGCTTTAGAAAAACAAGGCTTGGGAGATTTCTATTCCAGTGGGGCTTATCGAGATGTAAATATCAGTTTTAATAAATCCATGCCGGTCAATATTTCTGATGAAATTGAGACCGCTGTGAAGGCTTTAGGTGTATTGTCTCACCGTACAGTTATTGAGAAATTTATTTCTAAAGTTGACAACGCAGAAGAGGAGTTAAAACGCATTGAAGAAGAACAAGGCACCCCTATTAATTTAGGTGAACCAACAATGGAGGATCCAAATGGCGAATAATCGAAACACTTTGGGTTATTCCATTGTGGATTATCGAAATAATGTCATTTTAAAACAGGAAAAAGCCTTTCTAACAAGTCTTACGAAACTTTATCAATCATCACACGGAAAACTTAGGACCTATCTAGCTATTTTGTTTGAGAAATACGGGGATAAAGACGGGAAATTAAAACAAGAAGAACTCCTCAAATATAAACGTTATTTGACGATTAAAAAGGATATTCAAGACATTATTAAGGAACAAGGGAAAGAGGAGTTAAAATTATTAAATCATCAACTTAATAGCATTGTTGAAGATGAACACAACTATTCTTTATTCCTTTTGTTTTCTCTTGGAATGATAAAAACCAATCAGGTTAAGCCCTTAACCTCCGGTGAACGAAATAAAATAATGAATTCCATTTGGTATGGTGAGCATTTTTCGGATACCTTATCAAAGCATAAAGGGCAATTAGCTAATAACCTTTATTTATCTATCTTTACTTCCTCATCCACCGGCCTCACTTTAACAGATGCCACACAGATTACAAAGAAAAAACTTGAAACCGGAATAAAAAACACCCAACGCATTTACCAAACTGAGCAACAACGTAAAAGAATTGATTCTGCCCTATTAGCGTTCAATGAAAAAGGGCATTATAGTGGAAAATATCAATGGTTGGCGACTCTTGATGAAAGGACTTGCCATATTTGTAGGGAATTTGACGGGAAATATTATGAATTGGACAAACTCCCGAAGTATCCGAGTCATCCCTATTGTCGTTGTGTCGTTTTACCCGATTTAGAATCCTATGGTGTTGAGCCTATTTCTTATCGGGCGGCCCGTGACCCCAGAACCCGGAAAACCTATTTAACAACGGCAAAAAATTACCGAGAATGGCAAATTAAACAGGGGCTAATTTCCTCATAACTTGTCCGTATGAAGGATAGAAGGATTTATAAATTATTGATTTCAAAAAAACCTAAAAACAAATATGCCTCTGTAAGGCCCAGGACGGGGCCTATTTCGTGTTTTAATTAAACTTGAGGGGTTTTATATTCTGAACTCTAAAAAACTATTAGAGGGCAAAATATGAAGCAACTCGTAAAAGGAGATAGATTATGACTTTAGAACAATTAAAACAAATGTTAAAAAACGGCGAGATTAATCAAGAACAGTTCGATAAAAAGGTAAAAGAACTGGGGTTGGATAATCAAGACGATAAAAAAGACAAAAAGGGAGAAAATGGTGATTTTGATATATCCAAGCTTTTGGAAAGCGAGGAATTCAAAAAAGTCTTAGAGAAAGCGCAACAGTCGGCGGCAGACAAAGTCCGAAGTGAATACTCCCAAAAATTAAAGGATATTCAATCGAAATACGATGAACTCAAAAACGAAAAGTTAACCGATGAAGAAAAATTCCAATTGGAAAAACAAAAATACGAAGAAGAAAAGCGCGCATTTGAAAAGCAAAAACTTGATTTTGAATTTACCAAACACCTTGCTAATGAAAAATTACCGATTGAATTAAATGATTTTGTTCCGGGTTCTGACATTGAAAAGAAAAAAGAGAACCTGAAAACCTTAATGGAGATTATTGACGGGTTTGTACAGGAAAAAGTAAAAGCAAAATTCCGTGAACAAGGTCGGGATGTCGAAACCGGAAAAAAAGATTCTAAAACATTAACCAAAGAAGATTTTCAAAAAATGAGTATTGACGAAAAAATTGCACTTGCTGAAAGTGACTACGAAACTTATAAGCGCCTTGCAACTGTGTAATACGTTCGTTATTTCGAACGTTTTTTGTATGTGAAAAATTTTATGTGAAAAAAATGGGGGAAAAAGATAAATGGCAGATGAATTAATTAAAAACCAAGTGATTAAAGACGCGGTACAAGCAGAACTTAAAAATTCGTTGGTGTTTTCAAATTTAGCTGGTGTTGTCGAAGAAAATTTTGACCTGAAAGGTGCAGGAGCTGGTGACACGATTACCTTTACACAATTCGATTTATCGAACGTCACTTTGCAAGCTCTAAACCGTGGGGATTCTATTGAAGTTGACGAGTTAAGCCAATCGAGTTTCCAAGTAACAATCGAACAACTGGCAACCGGTAAACGGTTTTACGACCAAGATATCAAATATAATGTTTCTGGCGGAAGTCTTGAAGCTGAAGCCGTTCGGCACATTCAAATGGCTTTTGCCAATGGTATGGACGACATTGCGTTAAATGCTTTGGATGCAAAAGCTTTAGTTAACCAAATGGGGACTTTAACCGTATCGGGTATTTTAGATGCTGCGGAAGACCAATACGGTGAAAGAACTTATAAAGGCGGTATTGCGGCTTTAGCCATTCACCCGCGCGTATTGAAACAATTGCGCGCCGACAGTGAATTTGAACGTGCTGCGAGTTATATGACTCCGAATCCGGATCCAAATTCTTATCCACAAAGTCAGGCTGGTTTCCAAGAAGTCGGCCGCCTGGCTGGGCTTATTCCGGTGGTTATTTTTGATAAAATTCCGTTCGATGCTGAAAACAATATTTACCATAACCTTTTAATCCCGAAAAACTCCATTTTATCTGTTATTGGTAAGGATATGAATGTCGAACGGAAACGCGTGCCGGAGAAAAAAGCAACGGAAATTTATGCGGATTCTTTTGCGGGTGTAGCTGTTTTGGACCAACAACCATGGAGAAAAGCCATTCGCTTTGAAGCTTAATTTTAAGAGAGGGAGTTTCCCTCTCTTATTCTTTATGAGGTGAAATATGAGAATTTCTGATGTTTTAAAACTGATTAAAGAAAGAAAAGAACGAAACGAAAAATTTTTAGCCGCTCAAAAAAAGAAAAAAGAAAACACCCCAAAAAAAGAAAATGACGAAGGACAAGATGATGAAACCCCAAGGTGTAAGGGTTTGACACAAAACGGCGAGCAATGTAAACGCCTGGCCTTAGAAGGCAGCGAATTTTGTGCACTTCATCAGCCGAAGGGTGATAAATAATGGCGTTGTATAAACGGATTGAAATTGATTTAACGAAAGCCCGAAATAATGAAGTTATTGATTTTGGAAAGGTTTATAACTCTTTTCAAATCGTTTATAAAGATGCGGACTTTTCCTTTCGGGTGAATGACCCTTTTGAAGATGAGTTATTTACATCGGAAAATATTGAAGGCTTTACCGGAGAATGGGCCGTCCATCGACTATTCATAACCAATGGAGCAAACCCCCAACAAGGGGCAAAAGCGGTTATTTTGGCATTTTAGGAGGGATGAAATGATTACTGTTGATCGAGTGAAACAAGAACTCAATATTCCAAAAGAGGATACCTCCAAAGATGACCAAATTAAGTCAACCATTGATGATATGGTGTCTTGGATTCAGGAATATACGCGGAATCCAAAATTGTTCGTGGATATTGAAAAGCGGGCTCTTGACGATTGTCTCTTATATTTAACCCTTGAACGCCTTAGCCCATGCACCAAGCATGCTAATAGAGGTGGTAAGACAGGGGAATCGGTGGGGGGATATACCGTAAATTACATGGATGGTTTACCGTTCGAAATCCGGGTTATTCTTAATCAATTCACTAAAAGGATTTCTTATGTATGATGTCTGTTTATAAATTTGAAGTTGTAAAAAAAGAAAGTCAGAAAATAAGCCCCGGGAATTATCAAAATTCCTTTATCCCAATCGGTGAACTTTATTCGAGTTTTCCCCTTCCGACAAGTCCTCAAACTTCTCATACTTATGGTTATGACCCGATGAAAACCTATGAAATTTACACGATGGATGACATTAAAGAAAACAGTTATTTAAGAGCAAATGACATTGTTTATTATGTGCGTTTGGTTTTACCTTTCCCGAATCACAAAAAAGCTTTATTAGAGGTGGTGTAATGGGGAAAAAATTTGTTGATATTGATTTTGCAAACCGGGGACGCGAACTCGCCGAAGGGTTTACCAACGATTCGATTAAATTAGAATCCGCAATTGAAAAAAATTTATTTGTCGCGGCCAAGGCTGTTGAAAACGATGCAAAGCGCCTCTCGCCGGTCGATACAGGACAGCTCCGGGCTTCCATTGCGACAAGACAAAATGGGCACGGAGAAAATGTTGCATTTCAAGTTGGTAGTCAAGTTGAATATGCAAAATTTGTTGAATATGGGACCCGAAAAATGCGTGCCCAACCCTTTTTACGGCCCTCTCTTCAAAAAAATAAAGCTTTCATTAAAGACCAAATCGTAAAAGCTTTGAAGGAGTCATTTAAATGATTTATGAAACGATTGAAAATTCATTGACTCCAATAGCCCCGGTTTTTCTGTTTAATGCCCCTCCGGATTTCAATGAACTCCCTGTGATTATCTATCAACCGATTATTGCTGGATCTGGTTCAGAAGGTGATGACACCTATTCTGGAGAAACGATGAGCTTTTCAATTGATTTGTATTGTGAGACTTATGATTTTGACTTAGCCAAACAAGTAGAAAATACCTTAAAGGCTATTGAATTTGCCGAACGGATACCCGCGCCTCCCATTATTTCCGATGATGTGGTGCGGTTTCATTTTGAATTCCAATTTTATGAATTTGACTAGGGGGATAACGATATATGACGGTTAAAAAACTAAAGCCTTTCGGTCTTCGAGAACTCTGGATTGCACCGATTATTAAAGATGATGAAACCGGAACAGAATACGGTGAACTTATTCGATGCGAAGGGGTCCAAGAACTTAAAATGACCCCGACTGTTGAAACTTACCAACTCGAAGGTGACGACGGAATAATGGATACACAAAGTCAGCTTTTGGGTTATGAAATTGAATTTACAAACGGTGTGTTAACGTTCGATCAACTTAAAACCTTGGAAGACGGAACGGTCGAAGAAATTTATGACGAAGACGGGACAACGGTCATTGGCCAACGTTATACAACGAAAAGCGATTCACTTCCAAAACCGTTTGGTTTGATTGGTAAAGTTGTTGGTAAAACAAATCTCAAAGTGGCTTGCTTTAACGTGACAGCGGAGCCTGTTGAGGTTTCTTTCCAAGGTAAAGAATATTGCCTCGCATCGGTCAAAGCAACAGCCATCCGCCGCGAAAGCGATGGAAAAATCCGTACATTGATTGCAGAAGATACAGCAACACCGGCTTCACTTAATGATTTGGAATGATAAAAAGGGCCCTTTCGGGCCTTTTTTGATACATTTCATTTCTTTAATTATGAGGTTTGTTTTAACGAATGTTCTATGTAGTTCGATAGAAACGCGATAACCTCATAAGCTTTTTTGAAATACGGGTTATTTTTTCGGACTTTAATCGATTTCTTGTAATTTTTAATTTTTTCCGAGCCTGTGATTTCAATATGTGAACCGTTGATTTTTATGTAAAAACGATATTCATCGTCATTAAACTGCTCATCAAATTTGGATAAGTAATATTGGCCTTCTTCTCTTTCAAGCCGCCAACCACGAAATTCGGGGGTTAGCAGCGATTTTCTCAAATAATAAAACATGAGTTTGCCCCCTCTATGATTTCGTATAGACATTATACAAAAATGGGGGCCAAAAAATCCATGTAATTTAATATTTTTATATATTTTTTTAATTAAATTCCATAAATAGGAGTGTTTCCATGACACCTGAACAAGTTTTGGGCTATCGAGAAGTTAAAATTAACGACAAAATATATAAAATTGCTTTCAATGTTCGTGCAATGCTGAAGCTGAAACAAAAATTCGGAACCATTCAAGACATTTTTAACGAATTTGCAAAACAGGATATGGATTCCTTGGTCTTTATTATTAAAACCGGCCTTGAAAAATATCATAAAGATATTTCCCCAGAAGAATTACAAGAACAAATTGAAGACCTTGATTTCGGTGACTTCTTAATCCTCGTCAAACAAGCTTCCGAATTTCTCCTAACTCAAACCCTAAAAAGCCTTTCAGAAGAAGAAAGAGACGCTCTCCCGCCTGAAATGCAAGCTTTCCTGAACGAAGCTAAAAAAAAGTAGGACAAGCTGAAATCTCAGGAGATTTTGACTGGGATTTTTTACGATACATTGCGATTGTTCAATTTGGTCTAAGTAACGAAGACTTCTTAGACTCAACCATTGTCCAGCTTAATTCTCTTATTGATGAACACGAGAAATTTAAGAATGATGGCCAATCCGATGAAGAATTTTTTTAAGGGGGGGGGAGGGAATAAATGGCAGCCGATCAAGAAGTTCTTGTTGAGATAAAAGCCGACATTTCACAAATCAATAAACAATTAATGAAATTAGGCGAACAGTTTAAAAAAACAAGTGAAGACGCAGATAAAAAATTCTCCGGTTTAAACAAAACGTTTGAAAAAATAGGAAGCGGCGCAAAAGCAGCAACGAAATCCTTTTCTTTGTTGGGAAAAGGTTTTTCTAATATTTCTGGTTCTGTTAGTTTAATGAAAAAAGGCCTTTCAGGGGCAGCGAGTGGCATTTCTAATTTAGGAACCAAAGCGGCCGATGCAACCGCCAAAATAGCCAAATTTACAACCGTTATTGCAGGAATAGGTACAGCAGGAATTGGCCTTGCAACCAAAAAAGCCGCGGATTTTGAGGAAGAATTATCCAATATTCAAGCAGTCTCGGGTGCGACAACCGATGAAATGAAAAAACTCAAAGATTTATCCATTAAAATGGGTGCAGCGACGAAATATTCCGCATCTGAGTCGGCCCAAGGCATTGAGCAGTTGATTAAAGCCGGGGTTTCTTTAGATGATATAATGAACGGCGGTTTAGAGGGGGCCTTAAACCTAGCCACCGCTGGGGAACTCGACTTAGGAGAAGCAGCTGATATTGCCTCGAACGCTTTGAATGCCTTTAAGAAAGACGGTTTAACCGTATCTAAGGCTGCGGATATTCTAGCAGGAGCGGCGAATGCCTCCGCCACCGATGTTCGGGGGCTGCAATTAGGCCTTGCCCAAGCGTCCGCGGTCGCCTCCGGTGTTGGTTTAAGTTTCAAAGACACCGCAACATCTCTGGCCGTTATGGCTCAGAACGGTCTAAAGGGAAGCGATGCTGGCACCTCACTGAAAACTATGTTATTAGCCCTCCAACCACAAACCAAAGCCCAGACCACGTTATTTAAAAAATTAGGGATTATTACTAAAGACGGGGCAAATGCTTTTTTTGATGCACAAGGGCATATTAAATCCATGGCCGAAATTGCGGGCATTTTACAAGACAAATTAAAAGGAATGTCTGAACAACAACGGATCGCCACACTCCAAACTATGTTTGGGACCGACGCTGTTCGGGCAGCGAACATCTTATATAAAGAAGGCTCCAAAGGCATCGAAAAAATGGCGAAATCGATGACAAAAGTCAGTGCGGCCGATGTGGCAAAAACCAAAATGGACAACCTCAAAGGTGCCATTGAACAAATGAAAGGGTCAATTGAAACCGCCGAAATTACACTTGGAGAAGCCTTTACGCCGGCTTTAAAGAAAGTGGCCGAACACATTGACAAATTTGTTTCCCACTTAAACGATTCAGGGGCCATCAACAGATTTGCCAAATTCATTCAGGATTCGGCCATCCCGGCGGTTGCCAATTTTGCAGGAAATCTTAAAGACAAAATTACTCCTATTATATCGTCTTTTTATGACTACATCAAAACCCATACACCGGAAATAAAAACAATTTTTGAGGGCGTTTTCGGTGTGTTGGGAACCATTATTCAAAATGCGGCAAGTTTTGTCGGAAAATATGTCATACCGGAATTAGCTAATTTTGTCAAATATATACAAGAACACATGCCCCAAATTAAAGATATTTTGGGAAGTGTTTTTGATGGGTTCAAATCCGCAGCCAAAACCGTTTCGGGATATATTCAAAATAATATTTTTCCTATCTTTGGACAACTCATTTCCTTCATTCAAGAAAACCTCCCACAAATAAAAGATGTGTTCAAGGGCGTTTTTGATATCATGACAGGCTCCATGTCCAACACAAGTAAAACCATCCAAAATGTTTTAATTCCCATGATTCAAGACCTCTTGAAATGGTTCCAAGAAAACATGCCCCAAATCAAAGATGTAGCGAAACTTGCGTTCGACGTTATTTATAAAGCTATGAAGGCTCTCGGTGACGTAATTGTCGATGATGTTTTGCCCCTTTTAGGTTCACTCATTAATTTCATTTCCGATAATAAAGACACGATCGAAGTCGTCCTAACGAACGCAATAAATGTTGTCAAATTCGCTTTTGATTTATTAACGGGTGCCATTAAATTTGTTATGGACCATTTTGATAAATTGTTGCCGATTCTTGCTGGAATAACAGCGGCATTGTCCGTCCAATTCATTATTAATAAACTAGTTGGATTTTATAAGGCTTGGGCGACAGTTACAAAAACGCAAACCGCCCTACAATGGCTCCTGAACACAGCGTTAAACGCCAACCCGCTTGGACTTATTGCGATTCTCATAGGGGTTGTGGTCGCAGCTGGAGTCGCTTTATATAAAAACTGGGATACGATTAAAGCAAAACTCGCGGTTCTTTGGGATTCCTTGAAATCTGTATTTGGGAAAATCGGGAGTTTTATAAAAGGCATTTGGGATGGCATTAAAAAAGGCGCGAATACCTTGTGGGACGGATTAAAGAACGGCCTTAAAAAATTCGCTGATGGATTTATAGGAATTTGGGATGGAATTAAAAAGGGTATCCGGGTCATTGTTAATCCCATCATTGGATTTATTAACGGGATTTTATCCGGAATAGAAAAGATAATCAACGGTTTAGCAAGTGCCATCAACAAAATTCCTAAATTTAAAGTCCCCGATTGGGTTCCTGGAATCGGTGGCAAAAGTTTTGGGCTTCCCAAAATTGGTGAAATTCATCTACCTAGAATTCCGTCGCTTGCAACCGGTGGTGTAGTGGAAAATCCGACACTCGCCATGATTGGGGACGCTGGCGTAGGTAACCCAGAAATAGTTTCCCCTGAAAGGCTCATGCGGGAAATTGTTTCATCTGAGCTTTCAAAAGTGATTAACTCCATGATGAATAAAGCTAGGAGAATGAATAATAATTCAACAAGCGGGTCCCAAAAAATTGAAGTCCATTTACATGGAGACATGGCCGCTTTAGTCGATAAGGTTTCGATTAAACAACAAGAAGACATTTATTCAGCCTTAGGGGGTAGTTTTAGATAATGACATTTTTAAATCAAACCAAAATTGAATTATTGCCCCCTAAGGGGTCTTCTATTTTATTAAATACGTTTACAGATGTCTCAATTACACTGTCCCAAGACTCAAAAATCAAAAAATGTGATTTGACTGTAGAACGCTTGGACAGTGATTTAATAGATAAAATTCAAATCGGTTCGGAACTTAAAGTTTCAACCAAAAGACGGGATGAAAAAGATTATAAATTAGATTTCAAAGGAATAATTCAAGAAGCCCCAAAATCTCTTTCAGGACGTCTAAGAACCTTTCAAATATCAGCTTTAGCCGAAGCCTCAAAGCTTCAGGACATTCTCATTAACAATGCTTGGGAAAATCGATATATCCACGAAATCGTCCTTGATTTAATTAAAGAAGCCCCATTTTTGATTCCCGGATACATTCAAGAAGTCGATTACCAAATGACTATCATGTTTAAAAACAAATATTTATATGATTGTTTGGAGGATCTGGCTAATCCTTTGCTATTTACTTTCTCCGTTGATGAAAATAATGTGTTTAGTTTCTATAAACGGGAAGAAAAAACCAACGAAAAAATTATCACTTCGGGAATGTATAAAAGGGGAACTGCCAATTTTTCAAAAGACAAAAGCCAGATGGTTAATAATCTGATAGCCAGGGGAACAGACATTTCAGAAGACTACACGCAAACGATTTTCGGAGACGGGAAAAACACAGATTTTAGTCTAAACTATAAACCCCTTAAATCATCTTCCGGTAAAGTTGAAATCTATAAAAACGGCGAGCCGATTTCCATGGGAACGGCCGGTTTGCAAAGTTTCGAGGATTCAACGTACGATGCTTTATTAGACTACAGTTCACAAGTTATTAAATTTCGCGAAGCTCCGCTTGATACAGATGAAATCACGTTAATTTACCGTTATAACTATCCCATAACCAAAATTGTAAGGGACCAAAAATCTATTTCCATGCACGGTCAAAAAGATGCTGTCGTGGACTTTGGAGAACAAACTGTCGCAAGTTTGAATGATTTGGCTATTAATTATGTCGCAAAGTATTCAGAACCTATGATTCACGGGGAATTGACCGTATTTAATGATGATTGGGATTTAGGAATGACAACAATTAAAATCCCCGAACTCGGAATCGATAACGTATTGGAACTTACCGAAAAACAAATTAAAATTTCCCCTTCTTGGAAAGAAATAAACCTTAAATTCGAACAGAAGGTTAAAGTGACCACACAAATAAAAGATATATTGAAAAGACTAAAGGATTTGGAAGACCAAGGCAGCGGGGATGATTTGGTTCAAAGGTACAAATTATTAGAGGATAAATTAACTTTCCAAGAAAATATAACATTTAAGGAGCAATCCAATTTCTTCATTATCGGAAGAAATAAGATAGGTGATCCAATTTATGCGAGAGCGTGACGCCCTTCATGTGAGAGGACATATTTTAATCCGTGAAAATGGGAAACTCGTTAGCGAATACGACAATTTATTCTTGGATGCAGGTAAAGAAAAATTATTCAATATTTTAGCTGGTCTCGACAACGGAAATGAAACGTATTCCTATTTTGTTATTGGTGATGGGACGACCGAACCGACCGGAAGTGACACGAAGTTGGCCAACCAAAAATTTAGAAAACAAATAACCGATAGATATGTGATAAATGGGGTTCTATCGATTATTTGTTTCGTCGAAAACACCGAAGCAAATTTCCAATGGAAGGAAATTGGGTTGGAATTTGGGGGGAATGCCCAATATCCAGGAGTTTTATTTAATCGTGCGTTAATCGATGAAGACAAAAACGATATGAAACAAGTTGAAATCGAATGGCAAATTTCTATCGTTTAGGAGGAATTGAATGACTTTTAAACGTTTATTTAATGGCCAGGTATTAGATGAAGATAATTTTAACGGGATTATTGATAAATTAAAAGGCTTGAACCTCGGTCATTTTACGATTGATTATTCAAATAATAAAATAACTTTTGATGATGGATCCACCGTTACATTAACAAAAGATTCTAACGGGAGAACTACAAAAGTTAAAATAAGTTCTATTGAAATGACCAATAATACCCCATTCACGACAGTTGATTTTAAACATTATACAAATAGTCAAATTGATAATTTTTATGGTACTTTTGAAAATGCCATTGTAAATGATGAAAATGGATTGCAAATCCCACCTGAAATGATAGGATACAGCGGATTCACCGGAACAATTACTTTTTCAGAAACTAGACCAGATAAGGTTGTCTATGTTTCGGGGATAAAATATGAAAAATCATCAACCTATACCATAGACCGTGATTCCAATGGGAACATTATTGGAGGAAATGCGGGACTTTTTGAAAGTTGGCTGTTAGCGGAGTTGGGAAATGGTGGAGGTTCATCAATTACTAAAAACTCCATTGAAACAGAAGAATTAATTATCGATTATAGTGTTGGGAAAGCCATTCAAGCTATTCGGCCAAAAGTCGCATGGAGTGTCGGAGTTTATGCAAACGTGACTTTAAAACCCGATAGGGACTGGAACAAACTAAATTTCGATAAAGTTCAATTTGACCAATCGGATCAAACTGCTTTTTATCATGATAATGTAGACTCAAGAACTCTTGGATGGATTGATGAAGAAAAGAAATATCGCGTCCCATATGACGGGGTTTATCGGATTAATTGTTCGGTTCGTTTTAATAATATCCCCCCCGGATATCATTGCAAAATATCCCTCTGGAAAGGCGCCTCGCTTTATCGCGTTCTAGCGGAAACCACAACCTCTGGGAATACAAACAATTTCCTCTTAAGCGGCACGTGTCTAGCTCGTGCGTCTAGATATCAGCAACTTGAAATTTATTACTCCATTATTAGTGATGATGGAACATATTTTGATGGGGATTTATATCAAGAATCCACTTTCTTTGAAGGTGAATTGATTTACGTTACACATTAAAATTAGGAGGATGTATATGAATTTTAATTTACAAGACATTGCTTTAATTCCCGCCCTTGTTGGCGTCATTCAATTATTAAATTTAACGGGTCTTCCGAAAAAACTAAGTCCTATTATTTCCCTCATTTTGGGGATTTTAATAGGAATTTTTTATGTCTCCCCGGGGGACCTAAAAACGGGTATTTTATCTGGTGTGGTTTTGTGTCTGTCCAGCCTTGGGCTTTATTCCGGGGCTAAAAACTCAATACAAGTAATTAATCAAAATAATCAAAAGTAAAAGGGCTGAGGCCGTTTGGAAATGGATATTGTGCAACTCATAACAGAATATGGAATTATCCCTTCTTTATTCATTTATCTTTTCTTCTTTACCATCAAAAATAACAAAGAACGCGAGGAACGCCTTATTCAAGAATCCAAAGAACGTGAAGAAAGATTGTATGAGCTTATTGACAATATGACTGAAAAATATGACACATTATCGGGCAAAATTGATGATTTAAAAGAATCCATTGAAAAAAAGGAAAAGGAGTAATGACTTATCAATAGTTTTATAAAAGAAGTGGCACCATTTGCTGTGGCAACGATGAAAAAATATGGCGTGTTGGCGAGCCTTTCGATTGCTCAGGCCGTTTTAGAATCAAATTGGGGTAAAAGTGGACTAGCCCAAAAAGGCAAGAACCTATTTGGAATTAAAGGAAGTTATAAAGGCCAATCAATCACCATGCCGACGACGGAATATGTCCACGGGAAACCTACAAAAGTCAATGCGAAATTTAAAAAATATCCCTCTTATCAGGAATCATTTAACGACCATGCCCTATTATTTGTTAGTGGTGTTTCTTGGGACAGAAATCATTACAAACCGGTTATAACGGCTAAAGATTACAAAGAAGCTTGCGTACAGGTTCAAAAATGTGGATACGCAACAGACCCAAATTACTCCAAAAAATTGATAAAAATCATTGAGGATAACCACCTATATGAATACGACTCCCCCTCTTCAAAACCTCAAGCCCAACCTTCTAAAAAACCACCTTCCAAAAAAATTAAACTTCCTAATGTGATTCTTAAAAAAGGGGATAGAGGAGAAAATGTCAAAACTCTTCAAGAGGCGTTATGCTCGGTTCATTTTTATCCCGATAAAAATGCAAAAAATCATGGTTGTGATGGCATTTTCGGCCCCAAAACGGAGGATGCTGTCAAGCGCTTCCAGTCGGTTTACCTGCCTCATGAAGTTGATGGGATTTATGGTCCGCATACCCGAGAAAAGCTCCTTAAATTGTTATGAATAATCAATAATAATTATTAAATTTCATTAAAATCGCAAATTTGGGCCGAAATTGGCCCTTTTTTGCATTTTTATTTTTTGCCTAGGGGGAATACCTTTCATGCCAATTTTTACAGACCGATTTAAACGATATGTAGACACGAAAATTTCTGAAATTGAACTAAACGGATCGGGAATTAAAAAATTTAATACTACCTCAGAACGATTAGGCTACCAAGGTCAAGACGGGGAAGTGGTAGCCGATTTAGAAACAGATTTAATTTATATTTGGGATTCCCCAACTAGTTCTTGGAAAGAAACCGGCCATAGTTATTTAGATTTGGAAACGCGTTTTCAACCTAAAGGGGACTACGCGCTAAAAACGGAACTTCATTCCCATAGTAATAAATCAGCCCTTGACCGTTTGGGGATAAATTCAAACAACAAACTAACAATAGACGGACAAGAAATCTCAGGTAATGGCGGTTCAACGGTTTCTGATTCGACAATAAATGGAAATATTGTTGTTGATGGGAATGAAATCAAGGTTTATGATGATTCCTCTATTATTCAAGAACTAGGACAAATGGCCAATTTAACCGATATTCCTGTATTTGATAATAAAGAGACGTTAGATAAAATAGGGGAAGATGAAAACGGAGATTTAATTTTTAATGGTTCGCCTATTAGTGGGGCAGGTTCGGTTGTTGAAAAATCCCAAACAAACGGAAATATTATTGTAGACGGAAATGAAGTTGTTGTTTTTGATGATTCTTCTATTATTCAAGAATTAGGGCAAAAAGCTAATGTAACTGACATTCCCGTTTTCGATAATAAAGATGTACTGGATAAATTATCGGAGAATAATGGGGAATTGGAATATAACGGCCAACCGATAGGTGGCAGTGGAAGCGGAATCCCGATGTATGATAATATCGATTCTTTCCCAGAACCAGAACAATTAGACCAAATTGTCTTTAACAAAGGTGATTCCTCTTTTTATCGATCCGTTGGATTAGGAAGCGGAAATCCCATTCCAAAAATGACCGGGAATACTACAGATGGGGTGACGGTGTCAGCTTCTTCTGTTTATCAAAACTCATCAAATTACGCTGCTTTCAAGGCATTTGATGGAAATGCGTCAACCTATTGGACTCCAAATGTGAATAATGCGGGATGGCTTCAAATAGACTTTGGGAAACAAAAAATTATTAAGCAATACGGTTTTAAAATCGGTTCGTTTAATTATTCTCCAAAAGATTTTACATTCCAAGGTTCCAATGATGGTGTTAATTGGGATATTTTGGATTCCGAAAGTATAACGGACTGGGTAGCCGGCGAGACCCGAAATTGGGAAATAGAAGACCCTAAACCTTACAGGTACTACAAACTCGATATTACTTCTGTTAACCATATTGACTACCAGCCACAAATTTGGGAAATCAGTATGGTTGAATTATTATGGGAAAGGTTAACAGAAACTCCTCAGGAAATTAAAGAAAATTTGGGGAGTAAAATAGAAGTCTCGCAAACAAACGGAAATATTTTAGTTGATGGAGACGAGGTCAAAGTATACGACGATTCCGATATTAAAAATGATATCGAATCCATTCAAAATACATTAGAAGACCTAAACGGATATAACCCAGTCCCAATCATGACCGATTATACCAATGGAGAAATAACCATAACAGAAAGCTCAAACGCTGGTGCTGGTTTTGAAGCCTGGCGTGCATTTGACGGGATTTCAAATAATGACAACCTCGCTTGGGCTGCAAATACCTATACGGGATGGCTTCAGGTAGACTTTGGAGAAGAAAACAAAATTAACATTATAGGATTTTCGTATACCGCTAGGGGATCCCATTACAAAACATCCGCCACGGCTTTCACATTGCAAGGTTCAAACGATGGATCAACGTGGGTGGATATTTATTCACAAAATGGGTTATCCTGGAGCCTATTTGAAACAAAAACATTTAAATTTGACAACCAAGAAAGCTATCGATATTATCGACTGAATGTCTCTAATGACCCCGTAAATACCTTCGTGGCGATTGCGGAATTAACTTTTATAGCGAACAAAAGCATGTCCTCTTCGGTTAGCGGCATCCCCAAATATGACAATATTGATTCCTTCCCTCATCCCGAACAATTAAACCAAATTGTATTCAATAAAGAAGATTCCTCCTTTTATCGCTCTATTGGGATAGGAAACGGCGATCCGATACCACAAATGGACGGGAATACAAAAGACGGCATTACGGTTTCGGCTTCTTCTGTTTATCAAAACTCCTCGCGCTACTTTGCCTTTAACGCATTTGACGATAATAACACGACTTATTGGACTCCAAACGTGAATAACACAGGATGGCTACAAATAGATTTTGGAAAACAAAGGACTATAAGACAATATGGGTTTAAAATTAATCTAACCGATTACGCTCCAAAAGATTTTACATTCCAAGGTTCCAATGATGGTGTGAACTGGGATATTTTAGATTCTCAAAGTATCACGGATTGGACAACAGGAGAGGCCCGAAATTGGGATATTGAAAACCCGAGACCTTACCAATATTACAAACTCGACATAACTTCTGTTAACCGCCTTAACTATCAACCCCAAATATGGGAACTCAACGTTGTGGAACAATTGTGGGAGAGGTTAACGGAAACTCCGGAAGAGATTGAAAATAAGTTAATTGCATTAGAAAACTCCATAATAAACAAAAATTCATCATCTCAAACCATCCCAGCCGGCCAAGAAATAACCATCAATAATATTCCACAAAATGCTATTGTTCAGGTAGAGACCGATTTGGGGGACAGTAGTTATTTAGTAAATGACCCAGAAATTCAAATAAAAAAGGTTGGTTCCGATCTTATCATTAAAAATAACGGCGCAACCGATAAAAATGTAAATGTGATAATTCTTTAAGGGTTTAACAACAATAAATAGGGTATAAAAAAGAGAGGGCCTAAGCCCTCTTTTTCTTTTTTTTGTTTTCGAGAAACGTGGAAAGGTTTGATTTATCCCGGCGGTGATAGAATCCATTTTCATTTTGGTCAATCGAAAGGAGGTCCATAAGACCAATTAAAGCCAATTCCGTGAAGGTGATTCTGTATCCGTAATCTTCAAGCAACCGCATATCCGAGCGAATTAAATCAAATAATTCCTTATTAAAGCGAAGTTCTTTTCTGACTTCCTGTTTTGTTTTTAACCGTTTTTTCAAATCAAAGAAACGTTCCCATTTTTCAAGCTTATTCACGATGCTTTACCACCTTTTAAATATTCAATAACGTCCGAAGCTTGTTTTGTATTGATTGTTCTTAAATCGTCAAATTTAAAGCGTTCCTTTAAATCGTTTACAATTTCCATTGGTGTTTTTTGGGTTCTGTTTTTTTCTTCATCGAGCAGCCGTTTCAGATACCTTAATTGTTTCTCGGATGCTACGGGAACTTCTTGCGGGTCACCGTTACTTTTATCGACGTTTTCGTCGCTTTCCGGGTCATCACCGGTTGGAAGCATAAAAGTTTTCATCAATGCGTATTTTTGAGCGCCTGTCATGGCTTTGTATGGCCCCTTGTCTCCAGGGTCTTGGCCTTCGCCAACGCTCGTAAATGAGATGGTTTCTCCGCTGTCTCCATCAATGAAGGTAAATTCGACTTCTAAAGTAGTAATGTATTCGATATTTCCTTTTTGGTTTGTGTGTTCTCGAATGTCTCGTTTTTTTACCGAAGGAATCAGCATGACGTTACGCCTTGCCAACTCCTCCCGAATTTTTTCAACCACGTCAGATTCAGTAACAAACGAATATTTGTGGAAGTTATTGAAACCCTTCTTTTGAATGTATTTCACGGATTTCATAACCTCCGATAATTTTTTAACAAGCATGTTTTCCGCCATGCCGATCGCCTCCTCTATTAATGTTATACATCAAAAATCAAAAATTTGTTAAAAAATGTAATATTTTTCCAGAAATACGGAAATCCGGGTTATAATAATACAGAAATCCGGAAATCCGATGTTAAATAACGGAAAGAAAAACAGATGGTCACACGGCCATCTGTCTTCAAGGAGTGAACAGGGGAAAGACATTCAGTAAGGGTCATGATGGTTTGCGAGATTATATAAAAAAACTGTGTATTTTTTATGCTTCTATTATACAAAGGGACAACGGATATTCGATAGGACTCACAGCAACTTTTTATAAAAATTGAATCTATATTTAAAATTCACCGGAGGGGGGGAAAAACAAAATTTCAACTCCTAAAAACACCCCCCCTCCGGGAATTAACAAAAATGCTTACACATTAATAAATATTTACTAATAAACAGCTATAATTCCTTTTATTCGATTTTTTTGAATCAAAAATGAATATGAACCAAAAAAAGGAAGAAAAAAGACCCGATTTCGAATGAAACCGGATTTCATTAATCTAATAATGTCGAAACTTGACGATGCTTTCCATTTATTTCAATTATAAGAAACAATTACTCCGATTATCAACCTCGAAAATTTTTTTTAAAAAAATTAATTTTTTCTGCATAAGTCCCCTTGGATTTCGACTTTTCCTTTATATAATGATTACACCTTAAGGGGCTTACATAGTTTTAACAGGAATTCTACATAGATGAAATAAAGACAAGCCCTTCCAACATAGAGATATATCGAGGGGGAAATGACATCATGGAGAAAATCTTAATTGAAAACAAATATGGAATAGTTGTGTATGATCCGGAAGTCCAAAATTTAAATAAAATAACCGAGACTGAATTTAATCAAATCATTGCCAAACTCCTGATTAAAAATGAAATATTAAAACAGCAAAAACAACAAAAACAAAAAAGCGCCTGATTAAATCGGGCGCTTTTTTTATTTATTATTTTTGACTTAATCATATAACATCCATTGAGATGATTATTGCGCATACGAACGAGGCCGAGTATCGCTCATTTATTTCTAACAAGAAAAACGAGGCGCTTCATTCGCGGATTATCGTCATGCCCATACCATATAATTTAAAGGTTAGCGAAGAAGAACGGATTTATAAAAAGATGATCGCCCAAAGCGATATGGCTGACGTCCACATTGCCCCCCATGCGCTAAAGACGGCCGCGATGTTTTCCATTCTCACGCGACTTAAGCCTTCGAAACTGCGCGGCATTGACTTAGTCAAGAAAATGAAACTGTATGATGGGGAGAATGTGGAAGGCTTCAACGATGCTGATCTTTATGAGTTGAAAAACGAGTATCAGGATGAAGGAATGTCCGGCATCGATCCGAGATATGTTATCAATCGCATTTCTTCTGCCATCATTAAAAAAGACGTGCCATCCATCAATGCGCTGGACGTCTTAAGATCACTAAAAGAAGGACTTGACCACCATCCATCGATTTCCCAAGAAGATAAGGAAAAATATATGAATTTTATCACGCTTGCCCGCCGCGAGTATGATGAGATTGCTAAGCAAGAGGTGCAAAAAGCGTTTGTCTACTCGTTTGAGGAATCCGCGAAAACGCTTCTTAATAATTACCTTGATAACGTGGAAGCCTACTGCAATAAAAATAAACTTCGCGATCCGATCACGGGTGAAGAAATGGAACCCGATGAAAAACTGATGCGCTCCATAGAAGAGCAAATCGGTATTTCCGAAAACGCCAAAAAAGCGTTTAGGGAAGAAATTTTGATCCGCATTTCGGCCTATGCCCGCAAAGGGAAGAAATTTGATTACCAGTCGCATGAACGGTTGCGTGAGGCCATTCAGAAGAAACTCTTTGCTGACCTTAAAGACGTCGTCAAAATTACGACCTCCACGAAGACCCCGGATGAAACGCAATTAAAGCGCATCAATGAAGTGATCGCCCGGTTGATTGATGAGTACGGTTATAATTCAACGTCTGCTAACGAATTACTAAATTATGTCGGGAGTTTGTTAAACCGTTAA